CAGGATATCCTTACACATGGGAAGACGATCCTGAAACAAAAACAGTTGATTCAACATCAGGTGTGACCATAGCAACAAACACAGCACCAAGAGATGATCTAAAAAGCACATTCATATTAAAGAATTCAAGTGAAACACTAGCAAATGCAGACATAAATGCAATATTAGGTGGATCACCTACAACAAGATCAGATTCAGATCATGACATATATGCAGCTGATGCTGAAACACCAATTGTTAACTATGTTGTTGGCACTTTTGGTGGTTTTGGTAGTGGAGCGTTTTCAATAGTTGATCAACAACTAGCAAATGTACATCCAATTATAAACACAATAGAACAACCTTTCAGTAGGATAAGATATCTTATTGCGCAAGCAAAACAAGCAACAATTTCAACACAAATAAACTTTGGTTTGAGTGTAGATGCTGGTATTATTATTAGCAACAGCCACACATTTGATAACACATTCACACAAACAACACAACCTGGTGTTGTTATTGATAACAGTCACACATTCAATAATTCATTGACTGTTGATGTGTTGGGTGGTAGACAATACCTGATAAATGAACAGCTTGATAGCGCGTTCACAAGTACACAATCAGCACAACAGTTGTATGGTGTACCAAGCATAGACTTAACTGTTTCATGGTTTAACACAACCTCTGGTAGTGTTATAATTGATAATGCTGAATCAAAAGCATTTAGCTTTGGTTTGACTGTAAATCCAGGTATCATAATTGATTCAGGTACATATTCACTTGCTGGATCATTCACACAGACACAACCTGGTGGTATATTGCGTGCGGGTGTAGCTGATATTGCATCAGCATTCACACAAACAACAAATCCAGGTGTTGTCATTGATAACAGCAAACAATTTGACACAACATTTACAACAACAACCGCACCAAGCGTGTTGAGAGAAGGTGTGTCTTCAATTACAACCAATTTTGCACAAACTGTTGAACCACAACAATTGTTTATGGTACCAAGTATTGATCTTGTGCATAGATTAACCAAGAGTATAATTGTTACAGTCATACCTGGTCCATTACCATATCATACTGTGTTGTTAGATACATTCAGCAGGACAATAACAGCACATGAATCAAGATCTATAGCAGTTGATACATCAACTAGAACTGCAAAAGCAAATGAATCAAGATCTATAGCTGTAAATAATCAAAATAGACAATTAAAGGTGAGATAACATGGATTTAAGTAACAAAGCTTGGTATAATGACAATGATGGATTGTACTTTTTAATTGAATTAGGTCCACATACAAACAATCAATACAGCCAATGTAAAGAATTTATTGGGTAACGCTGAAACAATAAGTTCAGTACAAATATTAAGCTTTGATCTAGACACCCAATTATTAGCAGCCGGTGCAACTTTGGCTGGTAATTCAATAGTCAGGGTAGGACATGTGAACACGCTAGATGGACATTTTATATCATTCACCTTCCAAGAAGGACTAGATGAATCAATGGATGGGATTTATACAATGAGATATAAGTTTACAACCAATGAGGGTAGGATATTTGCAAATTCATTTAGAATTAAGATAATATCAACTGTAAGCAACTTTACTGGACATAGAGATAGCTTCAAAACAACGGGAGGTGTATTACAAGATATATTGTAATATAAATATTAGTATGAGTAAAACAGGATTTAAACAAGATAATATTGGTGCATTCATCGTAAAAGATCCAGATGCTACACTAGACTACACAATTGATTGGTCAGGTGTTTTATCAGGTTCTGACACAATTTCGTCTGTTGCGTACGATGTAGAGAGTGGATTATCACTAAGCACAGCAATAGGCGGCGCAAACTTTAGCAATACAACCACTACAAGTACTTGTAATTTAACTGGTGGTACAGTAGATACCATATATTCAGTTGAATGTACAATTACAACCAGTGAGGGTAGAACTTTTGTAAGACACTTTAGAGTGAAAGTTGAAAAACAACAACTCTAATTAAGTGGGCGAGATACTGTCTCGTAAAACAGGAAGGACACTGATGGCAGGAAGACCAAAAAAAGAATTAGATAAAGGTTTGATTAAACAACTCGCAGGTATTATGTGTACAAATGACGAGATTGCACAGATCTGTGGGGTGACAAGAAAAACTTTATCAGTAAACTATAAAGATACACTTGATGAAGGTAGATCTGAAGCAAAAGCATCATTGCGTAGACAACAATGGCAGAAAGCCATGGATGGAAATACAACAATGCTTATTTGGCTTGGAAAGCAATATCTTTCACAGCGAGATCAACCAGAGTCAGATATCAATATTGGACCTCTACCTTGGCAGGATTAATATGGCCAGACGGTTTGAATATAAAAAGGTAGCGGACCATTTTATGAACAATGATACTGTTTGTACAAAAACTTTATGGTCAAAACATACATTCTATTGTTTAGAATGGAAGGGTGAATTGTTAACTGAGACTACAACCAATCCGCATGCAAAGACTGTTGTCAAGAAGTATGCAAAGTTGATATATCCCAACAAACAACAAGCCCAAACAAAAGCAGACAAGATTAATCATGCTTACATGATTGATTGCACTGTTAAGAAATTAACATTTACGGAGGTATAAAGATGGCTAGAATGAGTAAAAAGAAAAAAGGTAAGAAAAAAGGCAGTAAAAAAAGATCTAGAGGCTAATGGCTAAAGTTAAAGAACAAGTTGTGCATGAAACAACCAAGAAGAAAACAAGTATTGGTGGTGGTAAGCACAGCAAAGCAATGATGAACAAGTCAAAGCGCAGATCTTATAAGAAGTATAAAGGACAAGGTAGATAGTGCCGGTAACAAAAGTAAAAGGTGGGTATCGTTGGGGCAAGAGTGGTAAAGTCTATAAGACAAAAGCACAAGCTGCAAAACAAGGAAGGGCCATAAGAGCGTCAGGATACAACAAACGAAAGACAAGATAGATGTCAAGAAAAACAAATACAATGTTGATAGCCTTGTTGGGAACTATATTGATGGGACTATCAACTTGGGCGTTAATAACCATAATAGAACTACAGACTATGGTCGCTATGATGCAACAAGAACTATTATCTTTAGATAAAGTTATTGGCAGGATATACGCACACATGGATAGGTTGGCGAAATAATGTGGTTAGATAGACAATTATTGAAATTCTTTGGATTCTTAGATAACATATCATCATACATAGATAGATTGTTTCAACCAAAACCCAAAAAGAATAGGAAAAAATACAATGGCAACATATAGAGGTAGGACTGTAAAACTTAACACACCAATGAGAGGTGATGTTAAGAAATTTAAAGTTTTTGTAAGAGATCGTGCAACTGGTAATGTAAAGAAGATTAATTTTGGACAGAAAGGCATGTCAATTGGCAGGAACAATCCAGCAAGAAGAAGATCATTCAATGCTAGGATGGGTGCTATATTGCGTGATGTCAAAGGACAAAAGAATTTAAGTGCTGCGTATTGGAGCATACAAGCATGGAAACCAAACTTTAAATTGTAATATATGTCATTAACTGAACCACAAAAAAAAGTTGCAACAAGCAATAGCAGATTTCGTGTGTTGATCACAGGTAGGCGTTTCGGAAAGACTTACCTAGCAATAAGAGAATTATGTAGATTTGCAAGATTCCCAAAACAGACAGTATGGTATGTAGCACCAAGCTATAGGATGAGTAAGACTATAGTGTGGGATGAACTCAAGAATAGATTGAGACCATTGAGATGGATAAAGAAGATAAATGAGGCAGATCTAACAATAGAATTAATAAATGGTTCAAAGATACAATTAAGGGGAGCTGACAATGAGGATGCGCTCCGTGGAATTGGACTAAATTTTTTATGTATGGATGAATTTGCTGACATTGATCCAAAAGCATGGTATGAAGTTTTGCGTCCAACCTTATCTGATCGTAAAGGACATGTATTATTTTGTGGCACACCAAGGGGTAAGAGTAATTGGTCACATGATCTATATGAATACGCTGCAACTGACAAAAGTTGGAGTAGACATCAATACACAACAATACAAGGTCAACAAGTATTACATATTGGCATTGATTTCAACATTGATCCTATGTCAGCTGCTGTTGCAGTTGAGAAAAATGATGGATTATACATATTTGATGAGATGAACATACCAAGTTCAAACACACAGGAGTTGGTTGATGAGATCAAGTCAAGATATCCAACAAGTACAATAATTGCTTATCCAGATCCCGCCTCAAAACAGCGTAAAACATCAGCTGGTGGTAAAACTGATTTGAGTATATTACAGAATGCGGGATTTAGGGTGTTATTGAGACATTCACATCCACAAATTAGGGATAGGATAAATGCAGTTAACAGTTTGTTGAAGAACACAAACAACAAATCACGACTACAAGTACACAGAAATTGCAAGAATGTGATTAAAAGTTTAAGTAGTCATACATATAAACAGGGTACACAACAGCCAGAAACAAACGGTCTTGAACATATGGCTGATGCACTAGGATACATGATAGAGTTTAGATATCCTATCAAAATTAGTATAAATAATAGTGGAAATACACCAAAACAATGGAATGTTAGGACCAAAGGATTCTTAAATGGCTAAAGCAATATACGACGCGTTTGATACTATGTCCTCAGTTGATTATCTGGGCTTACCAGCTAATGAAAAGTGGAGATATTATTATAAGAGATGGAGATATTACCAAGATTCATATTTTGGTGGAAATGAATTTAGAGAAGGTACATATTTGGTACCTTATGTATTAGAAAGCGGACAAGATTACGCTGACAGAATTAAAAACACACCCTTAGACAACCACTGTAAGTCAATTGTTGACACTTACAACAGTTTCTTATTTAGAACACCAGCAAAAAGGAATTATGGTTCAATAACCAATGATCCAGCGCTGGAAGCTTTCTTCAATGATGCTGATCTAGATGGTAGGAACTTCAATGCGTTCATGAGGGATGTGTCAACATACAGTTCTATCTACGGTCATGTATGGGTAATGGTAGACAAACCAGCAACAAATGTAGGGACAAGAGCGGACGAATTACAACAAGAGATTAGACCATATGTCACAATGTACACCCCAGAAAATGTTATTGATTGGGATTACGAGAGACAAACAAACGGTTTATATACATTGAAATACTTCAAGGTATTAGAAGATATAACAGATACAGGTGGCACATACAGAGAATACTATCCTGACATAATCAGATTAGTTGAAAAGAAACAGGCCACTGAAGAAACAAGAATTATTGAAGAATATCCAAACCCGCTAGGAACTATACCAGTTGTGCCTATATATTCACAACGGTCACATCATAGAGGTGTTGGAATAAGTGATTTGGCAGACATTGCAGATATGCAGCGTGGCATATTCAATGAACTAAGTGAACTTGAACAAGTCATTAGACTGTCAAATCATCCCAGCCTCGTGAAAACCCCTGAGACACAAGCAGCAGCAGGTGCTGGAGCAGTGATTGAAATGGAACCAAACATAGATCCAGGACTTAGACCATATCTATTACAACCATCAGGTGCAAACATTGATTCAATATTGAAATCAATTGAAGAAAAAGTAAATTCAATAAACAGGATGGCTAACT